CGTGTCAAAAACGACTTATCGCAACGTGTTGATGGACGATGACGTTGCGGGTAGTTTCGTTAATCGTGTTTGCGACAAGATCTTCAACGCTTGGGGACTCTTCTACAATGCGGTGGACTTCAAAACTGACAACCACAGGGTTAACCGCATGTCAGACAAAATTAACGAATCACAAGCTGCGTACGCTCAAGATAAAGTTGTCACATACCGCCCGACTTACAACGCAGACTTCTCCAGCTACATCACCAATCTTCGATGGGAAATTCCATGGATCACTTTTGAGAACGACACCACGTATGGAATTGAAGATTTCAATGGCACAGATTTACACAAATACAGAAAGACTCGTGTATACAACGCGCACTCAGACAAAGTAGAGTATGTCTGGGAACGTTACGTGCCCTTAATTGACCAACTATCAGAATTCGCCACACCATATATCAACAAACTGGGAATCGAAACCATCCGCGCGGACACCAAATTCGTTTACACGAGTCGGGTGATCAAGTGGATGAATGTAGACTCTAAATTGTTGCGTAGAACTGCGAAACTGATTGACAAATTTGGTGACTTGTTCCCCGAGAACTACATGGTCACCATACGCGGATCATCTTTGACAGAACACATCTTTGGATACTGTAAGGAATGGTTCACGACGGCCACGGTCAATTATTTCAAAATCACTCGGGCTTGGCAATGTATGGTTGCTATTAATGCTTGTTGGAGCATTGCGCAAGGACTCACACCGGTCGTGCGTGACGTTAAAACTCGTGTTAATACATACAGATTGCTTCGTAAAAGGTACAATGTTTATGCGCAGATTCCTGATCTCAAACAAACGATGGGCGGCGCAGTGACATCGATCAAGTTTAACAAAACTGAAGTACTTTTACCACAAACCGAAGTGGCCATCGGTGAGACATTTAGCAGCGTGTGTTTGGGAGTCGGGCCCCAAATTGACACGCACGGACAATCTTTCTCCAACACCCAAGCAGCCATTTTGCAAACTGCTTTCATCAGGATGGGTAAGAATCAGAACAGGTCAATTATGAATGGACCTAACGAGAAAGTTATCCTTGACGCTGCTAACAAACGCATCATGGAGATCGCCAGAGCAACTTGGCGCGACGTGGAAGGGACATCCTTAGATTGCAAAAGAATGTTCATTCCAGGGGACGATGTAACGTTCGACTACTTAGACGGCACTGAACCGAAGGAAATTCGCGTTTCCCACGATTTTTACGAATGGTATCTTCATTTGGAGACTGATAAAGCGAGAGTCGTGCAGCGCGAAATCAACCGTCAAGTTAAAAAGAACATGTTGTACGACGACGTGTTCTCGATGAGAGTCAAAGCCAAAGCTTTCGTCAAAGTCGAAATTGCAATGCGCCCACTATCAAAAACTGTTAGACCCCGAATGATACAGTTTTTGCAACCTGACATTATGATTCATCTAGCTCCACATGCATACCATTGCTACAAGGTACTAAAGAAGCACATGAGCGATCCCCGCTCTGGATTCGTAAACACCTCTGGACTAACAGCAGATGATTTAGCCGACAAAATGATGGCAGCTATCGATCATGTTCGACGTTCAACGTCGAACAAGATTTTCGAAAACGCTGTAATGTTCATGAACGGTGACGATAATATATGCGTACTATCTCGGCGCATGTATGAGAGTGCCAGGTTTTTCGAGATGTATTCGAGGTTTGGACGAGACCCCGTTATACACCAAAAGGGATCTATATATTTGGCAAACTATTGTTCCGGGGGTTTCTTCCCCTGGCTTAATAAAGATAGATCACCCGGGTTGCGCTTCATTTTACGTTGTATGAAGCAGTTAGCCAAATTTAGCCAAGTTATACTCAGTTCAGATCTCAACCAGCTGTACCGCAATACTGAGAATGACGGCAAAATTCACCCCTTTTTCAAACAGGAGTTCTTGGATATGGTTAGAGTTAAACTTCTTTCCATGATCATTAATTACTCGGGGTGTCCGCTAATGGAACCAATCGTCCTGTCGTTGTACGAATACGTGTGCGAAAGTCTTGGCAGACCGAAACTCTTGAATGTACTACAACATCTGAGAGAACGTGCCCGGATCGAACTGCGTTTCAACAACTACAACACCATTCGACAAGAAATCGGTTACAAAGTGCACTCTATACAACCCTCAGCGGAGATTTATGAGCGCACTGAAGCGACCGACGAATTGTTATGGACAACGTACGAACGCCTATACAACACCAGTCGCG